ACAGCTGTGATCGCTGGAATGCCTTTATCTACGAAGCTAGAGACTAAGGGAGTAATAGCGTCGAGAATGTAAGAACCTACAGTCTCTTTAGCCTCATCGAATGCAACAGTAAGACGGGCCATCTTGCCTTGGAATGTGTCGGCTTGGATCGAGGCTTGCTCGTCGAAAGTAGCCGACAGCGCGAGCATGGCAGCGTCGAAGTCTTTAGTCTTTAGAATCGTCTCGTCGATTGGAACGCCAAGCTTCTTTAGAGCTGCGAAGTTCCCGTCGTATGCCTTGGCTAACGCTTCTGAAACCGCGGATAAACTTTTCCCAGTGCCCGCACTAACGTCTAGCGCGATCTGTTGAAGTCTCTGGGCTTCCGTAACGTCCTTAGTGGACCGAATTAGGCGATCAAGGCTCGGCCTAAGATCGTCGTCCGTTACGCCCGTAGCTAGAGAAGTTTTAGTTATGTAAGCCTCGGTAGCCTGAATCTGGGCATTAGTCGCGCCCGTAACGTTCTGTAATGTAGTCGCGAGCTTGGCCTGAGCCGCTTCATCTGCGATGGCAGACTTAACGCCGTCGATAAGTAACTTTCCAGCATAAGCCGCAGCTGCCGCGCCAGCTAGTGCGAACGCAGCTCCAGCCTTCTTAGCGAAGTCTCCGACTTTAGATCCGAATCCTTCGACTTCATTCTGCGCGCCTTTAACGCCCTTCTTTAATTCGTCGAAGTCGGCGTCGAAAGTAATCTTTATCTTCGGAATGCCCGCCATTACTTTAGCCTCAATTCATTAGCGATCTGTTGCACCATAAGCGAATACTCGCGCGCTACTACTGGAACGTAGAAGTCTACAGCGGGAGCGATCCAGTAGCCTCGCTTGTTATAAGGTGTCTTAAAGCGATTCGTAAACACGCGACCGATAGAGTCGACGCCACCATGAGAACCAAACTCGGTTCCCCATAACAGCGCGCCCGCTGGCGCAGCTTGTCGCTTAACTTTATTACCCTTGCCACTTTTAGAAGCTTCGCCGCCATAAGGACGACCTACCTTCTTAGGGCCGCCGATGTCGACGCGAACAAGACGATCGCGTGGAGTCTTAATCGTCTGAACTACGAGCTTCGTCTGTGGAGCTGGAGCGGATAAACCGCTCATCATTAACTGGCCCGCTAACCGCTGAGATAAAGGCTGCGCGCGATCTCTAACGAGTTGTTGATACTCGGCTGGGAATGAACCCAGTAAACCTAGAAGATTCTTAAACTCGTAAGGATCGACAGTAATAGCATAAGTGCCGCGGCCGCTTTTATCTGCCATTCTGCCTCTCCAGAATCTCTATTCCTGTAAGAACGTCTTCTGCCGTCTTCCACTCGCTCATCGGGATTCGACTAGCGATCGCTAACTCTATGAGTGCGCGGTTTAAGCTTCCGACGGGCCAGCTTTTGGGTCTGACTTCTTACTAGTAATTCCTTCAACAGTCTCCACCCAGATCTCGAAAGGCTTTACAGGATTCCCAGCTGCTTCGCGCTTCATAGCGTGATAAGCCAAGAATGTAAGCCCTTCGAGTCCGAGTTTAGATTCTGCTTCGTTCACTGTTGCATTGAACTTACGCTCCCACTTAACCCATTCTGGAACTGCCGCCACGTAAGTAGCTTCTTCTCCTGATAGGTACTGGACTTCTAGTTCTAGCTTCATTTTTGCTCCCGATTCTTTTCTTAACTAAAGGTTTCTGTAGGTGTTCCCACGACTGTAAAGCTCATGCTAACAGTCTGAGCGTCTGGCGATGATCCGCCCACGCTTGGAAAGATTGGTAGAACGTTGAACGCGAATACTGCGCCTGTTACAGCTGTAAGCGATACCGCCATAGTCGTATTAGGACTTGTCTCCGCAGCTGCCCATAGAGCTTCGCAGAGTGAACCTGTTGCGCCCCAGTCTGCAAGCATTTCGACGTCGAATGTCCACTGCTTATCTACGGACTTATACGCTGGGCCGTTTAGCGTCATGTAACGATCTATTGTTACGTCTCCGCTTAGTGTTGCGCTTGTTGCTTGTTCATTGTAAGAAACGGTCGCGATCGTAAACGAAAGATCGCGCCCTGTGATTACGGTCGTGGCCATGTTTGTCTCCTAGTTTGTTTGTGTGTAATAAGTTGCTACTGGAATCTCTAGAGCGAGAATCTCGGAAGCTCCTACTGTGACGTTAATCGGATTCGTTAGATCTCCGACTTCATACCCTGACGGTAAAGCCGCCAGAATGCTAATAGCGAGCTGTTCGATGTTATCGAGTGCGCTCTGATTATCGTAGATCGCTACGCCTACGGTAATTACTAAATTAACTTTAAGTTTGACGTTCGCCTTGCTTAAGAAGTTAGGCTGTAAGTAGGGAGTGCTCGGAACGATCGCCGCAAATGGAACGATCGGAGCTTCTGGAACTGAGTCGTAGACGTTAGCCGCTACTCCCGCGATGGCTGTCTTTAGCGGATTGCGAACACTGGAAAGAATAGAACTGGCTGGCATTATCCGACCATCGTCTCGACGTCGATGTAATTACCAAGAAGCCCGATTACGCGATTAAGTAATGATCGGCCCATTCGGTACGGAGTCGAAGCGAAGTCGACGCCTTCGATCTGGCCGCCCGCAGCTGTGCGAGATTGGAAGACTTCAATAGATACCGCGTAGATCGCGGATTCGATGGAAGAGTTCCCTACGTAAAGAGTCGCGGCAGAATAGCCGCTAAGAGTTGCACTTCCGTTAGGAATAATCTGGCGACGTGTTACGTCCGAAGATGTAAGAGCGGCCGAGAATGAAGTATCTGTAATTTTTGTAACTGTGTGCGTAGCAGTGAATGGAGCTGGGAGGCCAGCTACGACGATCGACTGTCCTACGACGAAAGTGTGAACGCGACGAGTGTAGAAGATCGCTACGTTATCTTTTAATTCGTACTCGACTACAGCTGTCGAGTTCTGAACTAGTAAAGGAAGAATCGCTTGTTCGGCTGTGTCGATGATGTCATCGAGATAACTGTCTGAATAAAGGGAAGAGCTAACGCCAAGGACGGATCGCAGCTGTGAGGCTGTAATGATTGCTGGCACGTTAGCTCTTCCCTTCTTCTGCTCGACTAGCTCGGGAGCGAACTAGTCGATGATTGACTTTAGGCGATTACGCCTTGTTATTCTTGAATGCGCCCGCTGCGATCTTGGTCGCGAGTGCGCCGTAACCATAGTAGCCGACAGTAATTTGGCCAGAAGCGATTACGTCTGCACGTAGGCGGAACGTAGGTCCTTCGTACCATGTGTAAGCGTCTGGGTTAACGACAAGAATAGTTCCATCGCCATCGCCGCCGTTAGTTGGATCTACGTATAGATTCAAGCCCGCGATGTTTCCAGTAAGTGAAGTAGGTGTAGCGGATCCTGCTTGGTTGCTTGGGTTTGTAACTTGTCCGTAAATTGGACGCCCAGCGTCGTTTAGTGTCATCGCGTTTGACCATTGGCCTGTAGACATGATGATGTTACGAGCGAATGGATTAGGAAGACCAGCTGTAGCTCCGTAAACAGAAGCAGCTCCGCGAGCTACGATTCCAAGAAGCTCTGTAGCTGTTGGATAAGTAACTGTAGTAGTGGCGTCTGCTGTAGCTCCTGAGATTAGAAGACCATTAACGTAAGCGTTTTCTGCCTTTGCCTTGGCTGCTGCCATGTTGCGAATTAGTTCGTCAAAGAACGCTGGAGAAGTACGATCTAGAAGCTCGACAGAGAATGTCTGCTGTCCAGCGAACTTCTTAACGTCTACAGTGATGAACGCTGAGTTTTGATCTGTATCTGATGGAGTTCCTTCTTCTGCTGTTACCGAGACAGTTGGCATCTGGGTAATTTTTGGGATCTCGAAACTGAGGCCTGCGTCAGGCAAACTCCCGCGGCTTACTGCATCTATGCTGGGTCTAATTAGGGTACCGAGTCCATTAACTACTTCTGCCATCTGGCGAGTAGGTACTAGGCCCGCGTTATCTGTGGTGTTATCCGCTGCGAGAACGTACTGGCGAGCTTGATCGTCGCCCATCGCTGCGCGAATGGTGTTTTCCACGTACTTAGCAGCTGTGAACTCTAAGCGTGGCTTGGTGAATGATCCGCCTACGATTGGCTTCGCTGCGGCTGTGATTGACTGAGCAGCTTCGACCGTCTCGACGGTTTCCGCGTTTGTGACGGTGTTGTCCACTTCGTCTCCTTCTGTTGTTGGTGTTACTTCCTCTTCCACTGTGGAATCGGAAAGTTCGTCGGCGACTTCTTCGCCTTCTGTTGCAGCTACTTCGCTAACTCGCGCGGATCTAACCGCTGGCTCTGTTACGAGTGCGACTCCAGTTAATTCTCCAGCAAGAACGCGCATAACGCCGTCTTTCTGCATGATGTAATCATCGACTGCTAATTCGATAGAGAATCCATCGCGTAATCCGTCCATCGCTTCTGTAAGTGCGTCGGTTCCCGCTGTCGTGTTAGTAATCTTAAACACTGCGTCGATCGAATCTTCGTTTAGTGTCATGTCCATAGTTTTACCGATTGGACGAGTGCGATCGTGTTCTAAATTAAGTTTTACACTAGCTGGAGCGATTGAACCTTTTGCGAATACGACTCTTCCAGTAGAAGCGTTCGCTTCTTCCTCGAATGCCACGATTCTTCCGCTAATAGTGCGAGAGTTAGAATCTGCCGCTGTTATGTTCATTGGTGTAGTTAGTTTCATAGAAGTAGATCCTCTTCTTCTCGTATCTCGTCGATCGACATGGCACCGATTCGATTAAGTATCTCGTAAACCTGCGCGCGTTCCATTGGATTACCACGTAAGAAGTCGTCTAGATCGAACTTAACGTCTTGTCCTAGTGGAGTGAAGTCGCTTAAACTCATTCGCTGTTCTATGCAAGTCATAAGAGGACGAAGTGAGTAATCGACTAAAGAACGTCGCTCTGTAACTGCATTAGAATAAGTAAAGCTATTAGGTTCTGCACTCGCGAAGTAAGCGGGTAGACCGGCCGCGCGACATAGTTCTAAAGCCAGGTATCCGCGCGCTTCATTAAGTTGAAGATTCTTAGGATCGTAACCGACTGTCTCGATAGACACGTCACCATTCAAGAATGTAACAGCTTTAGAAGTACGATTCTTAAACGCTGATACGAGTGCAGCGACGCGATCTTTCGGAAGTGCTACGCCAGAGTTCTTCAAGATAGTTTGTGGGTTCGGGTTAATTGCGAAGTCGTACGCTGTTTTTTCTAACGCCGAAGCTGCGCGAATAGTGCGACCCGCACGATTCAAGATTCCTTCGTCGAGTCCAGTAAAGACGACTAGTTCGCTTGGATCTATAACAATTCCATCAACAGAATAACCGTCGATCTCTGTACCGTTAGCGTTAGTCGTAACAGTTACGCGAACTGGATCTATTCTTTCCATCGCTTGAATACGACCAGTATCGGCGTAGCGTTGCATTACACGCGCGTAACCGTAACCGTAAAACAGAATGTCCTCGGCAAGCCATGACCAGAACGCAGACCCAGCGATTCGCGGGTCTGGCTGGTTTATAACTCTCGGCTGTTGAACCTTTTCACCTGTCGCGATGTTACGAGTGTGCATCTCGAACGACGCTAAAGTAGTGCAGATAATGTTACGCGCGCGAGCTAGTGCTGGAACGCCCATGGCTTCCGTACGACTAGCGGTTTGATTACCCATGAAGTAATAGCCGCCGAGAGAGTTAAGAGTGTTTACTGGATAAAGAGATTCCGCAGCGTCCACGCTAATAGAAGCGGGCGCAGCTGCTTCGACCTTAGATCCGAATAGATTAAGTAATCCCATGCCGCAATTCTAGAGAAGCCGTTACCGTTAACCGACCATGATGTCAAGATCCATTGGTGGGCGTGTCGCGTAATGCGTGACGAGTGCAGTCGCAACCGTCGCGCAGACAGTCGACTGAGAAGCTCTCCGTCCGATAGTCCAGCCACCATCTCCGAACGGAAGACGAGCCGCTGAGAGTATCTGCTTCGTTAACTCTGTCTGCTTCGGGTCGTGTCGTAGTCTCTTCGATGTGATCGCTCCTAACAATTCGTCGCAAGCTTGGCCATAAAGTGCGCCGTCGATGTCTGAGATAGGTATCCCAGCGGGAACTAATCGCGCAGCTATAGCCGAGGCTGTTCTCTTAGAATACGCGACCGTCTCGACTGGATACTGTTTAACGTACGGAGCGATGTCGTTCGCGATCGCTCTATCGTCTAGGTTAATCGGGTTATGCCAAGTGTGAAGAAGCTTTACGAAGAATCTTTCGTCGTCGATCTGTTGGGCCGCCACTAATGCGCAGTCGCGACGATTCGGACTTACGTCGATTCCGAACCAAGTAGTCTTTTCTGGATCAAGCTCTAAGCCATCTTCCGCGCACTGATTCCACTCTTCGGCTGGGATAGCAGCTGAGATCGTGGCAACCCAGCGACATAAGACTTCCGTCTTAACTACGTCTGGCGGATCATTAAGAACGGCGCGAATGTTATCGATGTGTACGGTGTGACCCAGCGCGGGATTGGCCATCGCCGCACCTTTCCAGAATGCGGGAGTGTCGTCGATCTTGTCGTAGTTCGATGACCATTCATAGTAAGCGATGTCGTCGCCCTTGGCTGCGCTCATTCCGCGCTCACGCAGTGAATTAAGAACTAAACTATGTTGGTCTCCTGCATTCGATAGGGTCCAGAGCTGCGGATTCTTCGCGGCCATCATGGTGTAGCGAAGCGAGGCCCACGTGGATTCGTCTTTAAGTTCTCGCGTCTCATCTACGAAGACGGTTTCGGGTTTTGAGATACCGCGCGCAGCTGAGCCGCCAGCCTTTACCATGTATCGGCCGCCTCCGTACTGGCTGAGAAGCTCGATCTCTTCTGAGCCATGCGCCCAGCGGATTCTCTTTACCTGTTTAGCCAGAGATTCGTTCTCTTCGATCATGTTAACGATGTCTCGGAAAGTCTCTAGCGATGTAGTAAGTCGATGAGCTGTTCCAATCTGGAGTCCGTTCTGCCATAAGAACAGACCAGCCAAGGCTCGAACTTTCATGAGCGTAGTTTTACCTTGCTGTCTGGCTACGACCACGCAGACCAGCGGCGAGTGCCAGCGGCCGTCTGGTTTATAACGATGAGCCTCCATCGCGACGAACTTCTGCCAAGGTAGAAGCGGAAGCTTGATGGAATCGGCGAAGTCGATTAGTTCTTGGCCTCTAGACGGTAGATCCACGAGCTTAGAGTGGATTCTGGGAGTCGGAGAGCCTAGATAGAGTCCTGTAGTTCTCTCTAAACCCGATGTAGGCCGATTAGAGACCTTTCTAGGCTTCTTGGGTCCTTTCGAGTCCACTGCGTGGCTATTCATGCTTTATCGAGTCGTTTGGTGGTGAAAGAAGACCGC